CATAACGGGGGATTTGAAAAATTCTTCGAAGCTATCAAACAACTCGCAAGGGACTTGGGATGCTCGAAAGTTAGGTGTGCAGGGGGGGCAGCGCAGGAACGGCTATACCGTGTACTGTGCGGATTTAAGCCAGTTTACACAATTTTAGAGGTGGACTCGTGACTTCAAGACGGCAACTTTACGCATTACTAGAACCTTTCGGCGATAGTGCCACCTGCAAAAAGCCGGGCGGGCGGATTTATGGCGGCGGTGGTGGTGGACAGACTACGACAAGTTCGATTGACCCGCGATTCTCTCCTCTGATCGACTACGCAACACAGGCCGGGGGAAGGGTTAATGATGCAGGGTTCCAGCCGTACACAGACCAGCGTTATGAGGGCTTCAATGACGCTCAGAAAACGGGGTTAGGCATGATCGGCGACCGCGCGGTTAACGGTGATCCAACGATGCAGCAGGCTCAAAGCACGTTACAAGACACTCTCAAGGGTGGCAATACTAATCCTTACCTTGATTCGATGGTCAACAAGGCGACTATGGGAGTGGCGGGTAATCTGGCAAAGATCAACGCCACAAGCGGATCGTTCGGTAACTCTGGCATTCAAGAGGTAGGCGCTCGTGAGATGGGCAATATTGCTACGCAGATGTACGGAAACGCCTACAACACTGACCGGGCGAATCAAATGTCAGCTTTACAACTGGCTCCTCAATTCGGGAACCAGGCCTACACAGACGCAAGCCAGTTGATGAAGGCGGGCGGGCAGGTGCAAGACCTGGCGCAGCAGAATAGGGACTTTGGCTATCAGCAGTTCCAGGACCAGCAAAATAACCCATATAAACAAATGGCTGCGTATGGCGGCTTGCTCAGTGGTCAGGGTACGCAAAAATCGCAAACGACCAGCGGGGGCAAATAATGTCTACTGAGATGGTTAAATTCACCGATTCCTTGAGCGAGATGCCTGGCGACATGATCGAGAAGCTATTTGCCATTGAAGCCGTATTCCAACAGATGCCACAAGTTGAAATACCGCTGCGTCATTGCTTCGGGAATAAAGTATACGTCCGTGAGATGACTGCGCCGAAAGGGAGTATCCTCATCGGCAAGATGCACAGATACGAACAGGTTAACATTGTCGTCAAGGGTGATATTTCAGTATTGACAGAGGATGGATGGAAGCGCCTGAAGGCGGGTGATATGTTCGAGTCGCCTGCTGGGATAAAGCGGGCGGGGTTCACGCATGAAGATACGGTGTGGACAACAATTTGCGGGACGGAAGAAACCGACATCGACAAGGCCGAAGCTCTACTGACTATCGGCAGTTATCAAGACTATCTACAATATAAAGGAGACGCGCCATGTCTTTTGTCGCAACAGGAATAGCGGGGATGACTGCCGCAGAAATCGCGGCGGCGGCAGCGGCAGCATCGGCGGCGGCAGGGACGGCAGCAGCTGGCACGGCAGCAGGAGCCGGATTACTTGGCGCGGGTGCTGCGGGCGCCGGTGCGGGCGCGGCGGGTGCGGGTGGAACTTTCGGTGGGCTGTTAAGTACCGCTGGCCTTGGTTCGTCTGCGGCAGCAGGTGCGGCTCCGGGCGTATCTTCTGGATTGCTCGGCTCTGGCTTAACCGGCGCTCAACTTATGGGCGGCCTTACGGATGCAAGCGGGGCGATGGGCGCGGTAAAAGGCATGATGCCAGGTGACGAACCAGTGCAGCCTGCTCAAATGAACCAGGGTAGCCCGTCCGGGCCTCAGACCGTTGCACAGATTTACCAAGCCGCGCAGCAGGCTACGCAAGATCAACTGGACAAAGCGACTCAAGATCGGATGCAGCGTCGGCAAATGTGGGGGTAATAATGGAAGATAACGGCGGATTGCTTGGATTTCTCAGAACTCCCGAAGGAATGGGTTTGTTAGGTACGGTCTTTGGTGGCATGGCTGCAGCAAAGCGTGGGCAACCTGTAAACACGCTGGGGCGCGCTGGGCTGGCTGGTGCGCTGGCCTATGGCTACGGTACTAATCGCGATGAAAAGGCCAAGCAAGCGGCTCTAGTGGCCAACCAAGCGTCTGATAATATGGCGGCACTACGCAACGCTTTCAGCCCCGTTAGTGGTGGCAATGCCATGACCGACGGGCTTGGCCCGACGAATGCCAATGCGCTAAACATCGGGAAACCTCCGGCGGCGTTCAATCCCGGCTCATTCTTGGCGAATAATCCAAAGGCGAACTTGGAAGGACTCACTCAGGCAATGGCGCTTAATAAGAGTATGCAGCCTGATGCTGTTGCTCAAAAGAGTATTGACCCTAACAAGCCGTTCACACTTGGGCCGAATGGCGAGGTTGTGGCGAACAAGCCGTATCAAGATTATTTGGCCTCACTTGAAGAGATGAAAGCAAGGAACATGCGTCCCCCATCTCAGCCGATGTCCCCTGTAGCCTATAAAGACCCGGTTACTGGGCAAGTTATATGGGGGACCATCACTGAAGCCAAAGGCAAGCAGGCAGCAAACTACAGCCCGGATATTCAAGGACAGATTGCCGCCGCTAAAGCGTCCGGCGGGGAAACAGGGCAAGCAACTGGCGAGTCTGTGGCAAAATTGCAGGACATGGAATCAATGATGCCAAGGCTTGAGACTGTCACAGCAGAATTAAGCGATTTAGGGAAAAAGGCAACTTACACGATGGTAGGCCAAGGCGCTAATTTCGCCCGCAGACAACTTGGAATGGGTGTCGGTGAGGGAGCTATTGCCAGAAAGGAATACATCTCCAAAGTCGACAATGAAATCCTCCCCCTGCTGCGCCAGACATTCGGGGCGCAATTCACCCAAAAAGAGGGCGAATCGCTGAAAGCCACACTTGGCGATACCAACGCATCACCGGAAGAAAAGGATGCCGTTCTGAAGTCGTTTATTGAAACAAAATACGGGCAAATTGCCGGGTTGAAACGTAGAACCGGGCAAGGCGAAATGGCGCCAGTGAAGTCAACTGCGTCCAGTGGCGCTATAAATATGCTAAAAATGAATCCCAAGCTGGCGGCGGATTATGATAAAAAATATGGCGCTGGTTCGGCAGCTAAAGTATTGGGGCGGTAAATGGCTAATCCCTTCGACCAATTCGATACTGTAAACCCATTTGATCGGTTTGACGCTCCGGCAGAAAAGCCACGTAAGAGCATGATCCGGAATATAGGCGCCGGGATGCTAAAAGGTGCTTCCGATATAGGCGCTACCATTTTACGGCCCCTGGATGCAATCGGAATAACCGACAGAACCAACGAAGACCGCCGCGCTCAACTGGCTTCCTTTTTCAAAGAAAATGCTGACCCAGAATCAATCGCGTTTAAAACTGGCGCGATAGGCACTCAAATTGCCGGGACTGCTGGCGCTGGCGGTGTGCTGGCAAAAGGCGTGATGGGGGCAGCAAAACTCGCCCCAACATTAGCTCCTGCAATAGCTACGGCGCTTCGCACTGGTGGAATGAGTACGGGCATGCCTTCTGCTGCATCAGCATTAAGCCTGGAGGCCGCAAGAAACGCCGCTATCCGTATTGGTGGTGGCGCTGTATCTGGTGGGTTAATGGCTGGGATGGTTAACCCAGAAGATGCTGGAACGGGCGCGCTAATCGGCGGGGCGATCCCGGTTGCCGGAAAAGTCCTTAGCGAAACAGGCAAGGCATTTATGAAAAATATCGGCAATCCATTATTCCGGCCTGGTAAATCAGCAATCAATAGTGTGGTGGCTGATGCTGGAGGTATGGATCAGGCTAGAAGTGCAATCGACAAAGCTGTGTCCGCAGGGAAAACGCTCTCCGGCCAGAGTTATACGCTTGGCCAGGCCGGTAAAAATTGGGGGCTTTCGGCAACTGAACGCGCAAGGGCGGCAGTCAGTCCAGAAAACTACCAGAGAATCTATACAGATCAACGTGATGCGCGAATTGCCGCAATGCAGCGCATGGCCGGTGGTGCTGATGATTTGACGCGCAAGGATGCTTTGGACAAACTGATCACCAACCGCAGCGATTCAGTTAATGATCTTTACAAAGGAATGCAAGATAAGCCGTTTATGCTTGGCGCTGAGGGCGAAAAGTTACTGACACGGGCGCGTCCTTATGGTGCTGTGGCACATGCTGAAAAACTGTCCACTACACAGGGCCGCCCGTTTTCAATTCCTGTGTCTGAGCAAGTGCCGACAAAGGGCGTATCAATGGCGGATATTGATTTACAAGATTCCATGCGCACAACAATGCCCGGATATAAAATTGATCCGGTTCCCAAGGAAGTACGGGATATGATTGATGAGGGTACTGGTAAGGGGCTTTTATCGGAAATACGCAGACTTGGCGGAGTTTCGATGAAGGATGCAAAAGATTTGCTCGGAGAAAAGCAGATTACGAAAATGGGCGTACAGGGCGGGGTATTCACGAAGAACGGCGAAGAGGTCGGGGATATGGTTCGACGCATGGTTGATAATGGTTTTATGCCGACTCAAGTTCTGGATGATGTAGACGGAGGAGCGCAGGCTTTACGCGATGAGATTCAGCGCGTTGCTGGTGGTGTTGATGATACGGGGTTGCTGTCAAAGGCGGAGGCACATTATGGCGAACCCTTCCAGTTGCCTGGCGCGTTTCAGTCTGGCGTATCTGCAAAGCCGCTGGCTATCCCAGAAACGGTTGCCGACCGCATTGTAAAAGGCGGCGATTTGCAGTCTGTAAAAGAAGGTATTGACCAGGTAATAAGCAAGGCAGAAGGGCCACAGATGCGCGCAATGATGCAGTTAAAAACTGATTACCTGAAATTCATGGAAAGCAAGTCTCCTGAATATATCAAAGCAAATAACATATTCGCTGACAAATCAAAGCCGATCACGCAGATGGCTGTCTCTCAGCGGATGCTTGACGCCCTGACTGGTGAAGCAGCAAAGCACGGCGGCGAGGCGAAACAAGCATCAGCACAATTCCTGCAAGCCTATAAGAATATCCCTTTAGCGGCTAGGTCTGCATCTGGAATGAAGCAAACCCCGGCGCAAGTATTTACTCCCGACAATCTGAAAACAGTCAGACAGATTGCGCGTGAAATATCAAAACACCAAGACTTGCAGAATCTCGGAAGGGGAGTTGGGTCTGATACTGCACAGAAACTGGCAAGATCGGACATGTTGACGGTTGTTCGTGATACAATAAAAGCAAGTCCTAAGGCTATGGCGGCATTAAACCTTGCCAGCGCTGGTGCAAAGGGTAGAATTGATAGTCGTATTGATCTGTTGATGCAAAACCCTGAGCTCGCAGCCAAGGCGCTTGCTGAATTGGGTAAACCGCAACGTAGTAAACTTGCTGGACTACTAGCGAACCCGGCAGTCAGGGCGGCACTAACTACACAGAATCAATAAGGAGCAACTATGGCAGTGCCTACAGTCATTACCGACTTATCCACCACGATAGCCAGCAACGTTCCTGCTGGATCAGAATCGCCCGCCAGTCTGGACGATTACCAACGCGCCCATGCGGCTTTTATTGCGCAGCTTTACGCGGGCACTGTTGCGGCCACCACGGTCATCGTCGCATCTGCCACGTCCACCGCTATTGGTGCGGCCGCGTCCGAGAACGTAGACATCTCGGGCACGACCACGATTACATCCTTCGATACTGTGGCCGAAGGGATAAACCGCAAGGGCCGATTTACGGGTGCTTTGACGCTTACCCATAACGCAACATCGTTGATTCTGCCTGGTGTGGAAAACATCATTACTGCGGCTAATGATCGATATGAAGCCAGGAGTCTTGGCTCAGGCAATTGGATCGTTACTAAATATGTTTCGGCTGCAGGAGCGATAGCCGCAGCGGGTTTAATAGACAACACTTTCACGGGAGTGCAAACCTTCGCTGGTGGAACCCCGTTGGTATTTGAGGGCGCTACCGCAGATGCTTTCGAGACCTCTTTTGTGATTACCGATCCAACCGCAGACAGAACGGTTACATTCCCGAATGCCGATGTTGACCTAACGCTTGTTCAGGCAGCATCAACAATACTTGCTGGCGTATCTAGGTATTCGACTACCGCTGAGAACGTGGCAGCCGTTAATGGTTCGTCTTGCGTTACTCCGCTGGGACTCGCTGAGGCGTTTTCAGGTGCGAACCAATCTCTAGCTACATCTGGATACCAAAAACTGCCTGGCGGAGTTATTATTCAGTGGGGCCGGTTTACGGGTTCCGCGTCGATTACTTTTCCTGTTGCGTTTCCCACGGCTTGCGGGGGCGTGGTTTGTACCATCACAGGCGGTGCTGGGAGTGGTTCGTCGGATTATACGTGCTGGCCATCGGGCATTCCGTCTACGTCAGGTTTTTCAACAAACGCAACGGCTGCTAACGCTGGGATGTATCTAGCGATGGGGTATTAAAAGGAGGTAACAAATGTACTATGCAAAATCGACAGGTGGTTTCTACACCCCAGACATTAACCCTGTAATACCCGCTGACGCAGTAGAGATAACTGATGAAGAACATAAGGAGTTGCTAGATGGGCAATCTAATGGCTACAGTATAGCGCCAGATGTTACTGGTCGGCCATATTTAGTTGCGCCTCCTCCTGCTGAGATAGCGGAAAGAACCAGGATTGCTGCTATTGACTCTACCATAGAGGGTGATGTAGTAATCCAGTCATGGAAGGTTATGTCAAATTCCCAATTTGACGCGGCATGGGCGACCATGACAGCCGGGATTAATACGATCCCACAACTTATGGGTTTGCTGAAACGGATAGCTCGAATCATTGTTAGGCGTTTACTTTAGGAGAATGAAAATGGATATAGCAGATTTGAAAGTGGCGGCACTGAAAGCTCAGGCGAAGGCGCGCGCAGCAGCGGCAGAAGCTGAACGGTTGCGGGCGGTAGCCAAGCAAGCATTGGTAGACGCAGAACTGGAAGCCGAGCCAGATGTGGATAATTTCTTCGCCAAACTCGTATCAAAGCGTCATACGGCGAGAATCATCTGGATAGCGGTGGTGGTAGAGGTTGCGCTGCTGGCTGCCACATTCGTTGCTGGCATGTACGGTTGTAAAGTGTAATGTTACCCCAGCCAAAAGCGCGCCGCGTCAGGGAAGCGCTGCCATGCGATGGCCATGGCGAGCGCATTGCTGGACTCGAGACTCGCGCAAAAGTCTTGGAAATGCAGGTTGCAGACACTATTCGCGTGTTGCAGGAGATTAGCGAAAATCAGAGAATTTGCACAAAGAAAGTCGTGTTATTAATCGAGTCGCAGGAGAAACAAGTGGAGCTACTGTCTGGCATTTTGGCAGCCTGCAGAATTGGAGGCGACATACGAATGCTGAGTGGGCGATGGGGGCCAACTCTTTTGTTCACTACCGGGGTTATCGCGGCAATTGAATTTATCAGAAGGATCCTGTTGTGATCGATGGTGGACTAATTGACGCTCATACCCTGATGTGGCTTGCCGGACAAATCGTTGTCGGCGCGGCTATCTGGGGCGGGATACGCCAGGACATTAAGGGTATGCACCAGCGCCAGGATGAGCAGCAGGCAAGCATCCTGTACGAACGCAGGCGCATTGATGCGCTGTGGTCTGGGCGATCTCACCTTGACCGTGAGGGCGAGCCATGAAGCTAATTGACCTTGTGACCGACTCGGAAACTGGCCAGTATTCGCATACAAAATTATGGTCTAATATCGCATATGCCGTTGGCACAATCGCATTTATCCGGTTGGCATTTGATGGATCAGCGCCCGATGCTGATATATGGCTGATCTATCTGGGCGTGATCGGGGGTCACACGGCGGTGAGTAAACTGGTGTCAATGAAATACTCAAAGGATACACAAACGTGAATTTACTACTAAAGCGGAATCACGGCACAAAGGACTACACCTCTGGAAGCCTATTTGTGGACGGCGTATTTGAATGCTACACGCTGGAAGATGAGGAGCGTCTGGTAAAGATCAAGGGCAAGACAGCTATCAATTGCGGGTTTTACAAGGTCATCATAAATCACTCGAACCATTTTGGGAAAAACTTACCGCTGCTTTTGGACGTGCCGAACTTCGAGGGGGTGCGTATTCATCCAGGCAACACTGCGGCGGATACCGAGGGCTGCATATTGGTGGGGCGCGCGTTGAAGAAAGACGTGTTGACCGAATCAAGGGCCGCATTCTCCCCGCTGTTTGTAAAAATGACGATTGCACTATCTGAGCGCGAACCGATAAACATTATAATCGAGTGAACATGAAAATAATCTACCTAGCATTATTCGCAACCGCAATCTCGTTTCAGGCATTCGCCGGGGATGTTGATAACCGCTATCTTCCCGATGGCGTAGAGATTGCGCGCAACGCTGACGGATCAATCAAGCGCAGTTCTGCGATGGTTGCCAAGTTTCGCCGGATTCATCCTTGTCTGGATACGGGGAAAACTACCGGCCCATGCCCTGGTTGGCAGGTGGATCACATTATCCCGTTGGCATGTCGTGGCCGTGACGTTATCGAGAACATGCAGTGGCTACCGATCAGAATAAAGATTAGAGAAAAGTGGGCGTCCGTTAACAAGGACGAATGGGAGCGAATCGTGTATTGTAAAAATCAGGAGAATAAATAATGTCAAATAATGTTAATGTACTAAATACCACGCAGCTAGCCGAGGCAATTGAGGCCGCTAGAGTATTGGCGGCTGCACCAGTGCAAACAGCGCCATCAACGGCTAGCCTTAAAGCGGCGGCGGCTGACTCGAAAGTAGTATTCACCGGGGCTGGCAGAATAATTGGTTTTGTCGGAAACAGCACGTATTCCACTGCGATTCATTGGCTTATGGGGTTTGATTCCGCTACCCTACCCGCCAACGGCACGAGGCCAGACTTGCCCGGGGTAGAAGTAGCCACCACTGGTGGATTTAGCGGAACATTCGATGGCGATGATGGGATGACATGCGTAAATGGATGGGTATTTGCCCTTTCCACGACCCAGGCGACCCTTACTGTCACGACGGGTTCGTACATGAGTATTCTCGCATCTTACAGGGATTTATAAAATGGCAAATATGAGCGGTCAGGCGGCACGAGGGACACCAACCTATACATGGGCGGCAAAGCCAAATTATGCCACCATGCCACAAGGTACTGTTGTAAATATCTCTGATTTAGGAGGTACTTCAGGATCTCTTTGGCGGACTACCTTGGATGGGTACGCGCCCTTAAACGGAACTCAAGTTCTTGCATCTCATTGGGGGTCTATAGCAAGTTCGCTTGGTACGATCAGCGGTGCCACTGCTGGCATCTTTGCTCCCTCGGGCGGGGTTGGGTCATTGATCTTGCCCGCCGGGTTGCTGGTTTCGGCAAGGTCTAAACTGGAAATCGAGTGGTTGGCCAGGAAGACTGGAGCCACCGCCACCGCGGATTACCGGACGTATATTGGTACAGCCGGGACTGCGGCAGATCAAGTGGTTGGGATTAATGCAAGCGTCATTACCACACTGGCATGCGGCAGGACGTTCTGCGTTGCTTCATTCTTGGAGGCCGGGGCGACGGATGTAATGTTAGCAACAAATGTACTGTCTCCGCAGGGTAATTTGGTGACTAATGCTACCGCCGACAGGACGATAGATCTCGGCGTAGAGAACCGCATTAGTTTTGGAGTCGCAATTGGGAATGCCGGGGACTCGTATGATCTATTGGGATATTCTGTTCGGCTAATACAAATATGAGTACAAACACTAATGTAAATCGCATATCATCTGCTGCTATTTTGGCGGATACAAGCCAGTATCAACAGGAGGAGCCAGCATTCGACACAGCGACCCCTCCTGTTGCACTCCCTGACAGGCTGCGGGTTATTGCTGATCCCGTGGGACAAAGAGGCAATGTCGCAGCAGTAACCCTTGGGAGAAATGATGAGTTAAAAGGAGCGTCTCACCGATGTGAAATATCCCGCGACCTTGATGGCAACGAATATGTGGTCGGCGCCGGTGGTTGGATGTGGACTAGCTACATGCTAAATCCAGAGTGGCTTGCCAAGTACAGCTTACTAGAGGCGTCTGTCCCAGCTACAGCAGATTATTCCATTAACATAATCCAATACCATCAGCGCAACACTGAAGGCACTCATCCGTATTGGACAATTATAGTAAATGAGTTTGGTGTATGCCTTCGGAAATGGAGTCCATCTGATGCGGCAGCGGCCTATGAACTGGTAGCAATTTGGCCTGTTGACTCCTTAGTCTGGCATGATATGGTTGTCTATGTATTATGGTCTACTGGCAATGACGGGATATTCCGTTTGTATAAAGATGACATCTTGATATATCAATTCTTGGGGCCGAATACATATCCTGGGTCAGCCTTCGGAGCCTATTGGAAATCGGGGATATATGCTCCAGGTTGGTATCCTACCGGGCTGGATGAGTTGACACTGTACTCACAAGGATACAAGCATGTTTATCTGGATGGCTCGTACAATGAGTGCCGTGGAGTGAATGTTACCCCCTCTCCTCCCCCAAGAATTAGCTCAAAACTATTTTGACGGCAACCATGATAAAACTCATCGCCACGATTATCGCTGTTGCGGTAACTCTACTGTGGGCGCTCCATGCCTATAACAACTGGTCGCGCCCCGCTGTGGGCGTTCCTACGGTAGCTACTGAGGCGCCCGCCTTAAAGGGCGCTCCAGTTGAGGAGATTATCGTCAAAGCGCCGATAAAAGTCCGATCCGGTGAGGCTGTGAAGCGGAAATTGCGCTTGACAGAACCAAATATCGTCAATCCCGAAATTGTGGTGGTAGCTGCCAGCGAATTAAAACCAGATACTCACCCGGTGGATGTAATATCCACTCTGAATAAAGAGACCGGCGCTATCGAAACAGTAGTGGTGCGGAAAGAACTGCCTTGGCTGGATTTAAAATCCAGCGGGAGAGTGTGGGGTGGGCCGGGATTGCAGAATGGACAGCCAGCCGTTCAGGTTGGCGTCATCCAAGATTTTATCGCGGTGAAGGGAATCGTGCTTTCCGGTATCGCCCACGCTACCCAGGTAACTGGCGGGAGCGATATTCACAACCCGATTCCGTTAACAACTTTTGTTGGGGTTACTATCGGGACTACGTGGTAATCCATTTGTCCTGATAAAAATTTTGGTGTTTTATTTGGGGGATAGCGCCGTGATCCTATCAGCATCCACATATCGCACCCGCTTTATGTGCTCACGACCTGACCAGTTCCGCTCCCCGAATACCAGTATTTTCGCCCTGCCGCTCTTTGTTGTTCCGATCAGGATGCACTTCATTTTGTAGTACGATACCGAGCGCCCTTTACAATGAGTGCAGTGCAGGTTATGAGTGGCATCCACCAACCCGGCGTTCGAGCGCACGGGCAACAGCGCGGCATCTTTTTCAGTTTCATTCATGGTTTCTCCTAGCGCTGTTGCCCGGTGCTCAACTTCACGTTATACCCCACCTCTGTTGCACAGCCTGCCGAGCCAGTTCTTGAGTTTTTCTCGATTGTGGTTATGTATCGCAATGCTGTTTCAAATCGGCTTTCTCCCGGAAACTTCCGTTCCACCGCATAGATCAATTGGTCATATTTCGCTTCGTCCGCCGTGCGCGCCTTCGTAAACTGTGAAAGATCAAGGTCGCGCTTGTCGTCGGCTAACTTTACGGTCAAGTTTCCGTTTTTCATTTTCGCCTTTTTGTGGCGGCGAATTTAGCCTGCCTGATTTTACTGCACCGCCGATGATCGCCGTTTCCTCTAATCTTTTGGCATATATCGCAAAGCGGTGAGAGTCTGGAAAGCATATTCACCCATCGGCTTGGTTTGTACGAGTTCATCTGCGGTTTTTTGCCCTTGATTTTTGTGCCGTTTTATTTTTTAGTCTCCACCTTGAAACGTTGGGTTTTTTGGCATCTCTCGGTGGAGCAGTCCGCTCCACTTCCGGGGCGGCGAATATCGTCATTGCGGCCATTAACACATGTAATTTTCTCATCCCAATCTAACCCCTATCAAATATCCGATCAAAACCAGAATAGCCACGAATGGGGCCGCAACTAACGCCAGCAGCATCCATTCGTGATATGGCAATCGCTTCATAAATTTATTCATTTATAGGTTTCTCCCTATCAAGTACCCTATAAAAAGCAAAATGACAACGAATGGGATTTCCACTAAGGCCAGCAGAAGCCCCTTGTGGCAGGATAAAAACTTCATAATTTTATTCACCTTTCTCGCTCCCGTCCAAATCGGTTTCTATCCGAGCCACCTCTTCCTTCCTGAGATTAGCATTTGCCGTATCACGATAAGCACATTTAAAATATTCGGTTGCGGTTACTAGCGCTCCAAAAACGTCCGTGTAATGCGCGATACCATTGTATTTTTTGATCACATTCATAATGTCGTTGTGCAAATCGCAAGCTACGCTTTGCTTTTTTTCTTCGCTCATTCCCCCTCCATATACGTTGAATTATCGATCACCTGCTGGGCCGTCGCTTTTGGTAGTGTTGCCAGTGTTATTTTTACTTTATTTATCATTTAGTTGCACCAGTTTGCGTAAATCTTTTGCGCCGAAGTCGCGCATTATTTTTAAGACGCATTTGTCACGAGTTTCATTTTCAGCCGCATCCCACCGTGTCCGCATCCGCACCTCAACACCATCAACCGACGGGTAATACTCAGCCCCATCATCGACAGCCTCTATTGAGTCCACGTCGTGAGCCTCCATCAGATCGGCCAGGGCAAGCAAAAATGCTTCCATCTGCTCAGTCACTTTGCTTCTCCTTTATTTTTACCAAGTGGATGATCCAAAAATCCTGCGAATAAATAGTCACCAGTTTTAGGCGACTCCATTCTAACCACCGATCCATGCGCCGGTTGCGCGTACACGCAAACAGTTTTATGCGGCCAGATATGCTCGCTGAGTACTCCATCGCGACATTTTGATTCAGCCCTGACCATAACGTATTCCGTTTTAAATCCGGGCTGGTAAATCAAATTGGCTATACTGGTTGGTAAAAAACATACAGCCAGCAGCAAAAAGCCCGCTTTAGCGGAGTCCAGCCGATCTTCAATCGTAGAGTACGCCATTCTCGCCATTCGCCACCGTCGATGTGACGGACGCCGATTCCTTAACCAAATCTTGGTCGGACTGCCGCATTGCCGCGCCGATCTGCGCCGTGTCGCAAAGATCGTCTATCGCTGGCAAATCAATTTTTGGATTAGACCATTCATATCATTCTCCTAAAAAAGTTCTGCGGTGGCGTTCTTCCGCTTCGTAATCTTGCCACACGTCTAGCCGTGACCAAAGGACCAGATCATGCTCGGTTTCTGGCGAAAATCTCATGCTGCTTTTTAATATTCTCACCAAAAATCTCGTTACCCAGCGAGGCATCCATTTTGCTACTTCCATTTTATCATTCTCCTAAAAAAGTTCTGCCAACTCTCACCCTCGTTTAGCCGGGGATTTCCAATTCTCGGCAATCCGGCAGAAAATTGGCAGAACTGTTTGCCCCCGCCAATTTCGGCGGAGGCGCGTACTAAAATCCTTGCATTAATGGCGCCGAAACTTGCTTTACCTCAACATCGTCACGCGAGCGAGTGGTTGGCGCATCAATGGTCCGGGCAACAACCGGTGGACGGAATGCCGCGCACTGGCTGGTTTTGCTTGCGTATTCGCCCATGCACATAATCTCGACTGCCATTTGCTGCTGGCCTATGCCATGTGCAATACGCGCCGCTTCGCGCTTTTCGCATTCGTCCAAAGTTCTGGAGCCAGAAGCCGCACCACCGCCGCCGATGAACGAGAATCCTACCCCGAGAACGGCTTGACACGGGGCCGTGGGAAACATGCTGCTCATCGCAAATCCCGGGGCCTGGTGGCTGGTAGTGGAATTGAGATTAACGGCCTGCTGATTTCCCTGGATACCGATTTGCCCTTGCTGCTGCCCCTGCAATTGCCCCTGCTGCTGCCCTTGTGTGGCATTGGCTGCAGACGTGGCGTTTGCCGTAGACATGGCATTAGCATTTGAGCTTGAGACTGCGCTTGATGCTGCATCCATTGTGTTGTTGTGATGCACACTTCCGTTTGCCAGCGCCTCGAAACTCATTAAGCATAATGCGACAATTACTATTTTCACTTTCATTTCACTTCTCCTTTTAAAATCTGTGAACCTAACCCGCATTCAATTGGGCCATCACGTAATTGCCACGCCACTCCATGCCGTCAGGCCACTCGCGGCCCTCGTAGTCGCACTGCTCCTCATCTAGGTCTTCGTCCGCCGGGCGCATTTCCTTGTCAAGCGCCTGTGCAAAGTGCGTCAGCTCTCCGGCTGCCACGAGCTCAACTTCGTCCGCCCACTCATCGCAATCCAGATACCTGTCAAGCGCAATTTTCGCTTGTTTGTCACGCTCCGCTATCTCGCGGAAATAAATCATCCCGTCGCCTTCTGGATCATAAAGCCAATAGCGATACTCGGCGCTCGGGCGGTACTTTTTGTCTATTTTTTCCATTTCGTCTCCTTTTAAAATCAAATCAAAATTACGGATAGTCCAACATTTCATCCTGCTCATTTAGGATCGCAGACCAGTTGCGCTTAGCTGGGTTCAAAGCCGCACCCGAAACCTCACCAGCCATGAATTTAAGCTCTGCTGAAATATCTAATCCATTTGCATATCCATCAGCAGCGACCCAATCGTCATACTCGGTTGTGCCATCAAATATTCCAGCCGCTTTTATTAGAGCGGATCTCTGACCTAAAGCATGGATCGCTCGCACCATATCATTAAAACTCAATGGCAACCGTCTTAATCTATCGCACTGATCATCTGTCAGCATTTTTCCCTCCATTCATTTTTACAATTTTACTCACAGATCGCTGGCTGATTTTAAAATGTAGTGTGGTTTGACGTTGTGTGTGACCAGCTTTAATCATTGCGAGCACGGGTACAATCAGCCTCTCTATTTTACCGCAAAGCGAACCGATCTTCCTACCTACGGGCTGGCGGATTTTTGGAACCTTTGAACGATAAAACAAAAAATCCTTTTCTTGCGGAGCTGGGCTATTGCAGTCCGTCCAGACAAAACCAAGATGCGATTCCGCTTTGCTATTCAAGCACATTAATATTTTTGCGGTAGTGAATCCGGCATCTTGGGCGCAGTCCAGAGATGCGTATTCTTTGCAAAATTCCAGATTGCTTCTATGATACGATCTAACCGCGATATTTATTTTCCTTGGTAATTTTTCTGCCGAGATAACAGGCAGAATACAAAATCCATCAATATCGCCGAACTCGTTTGTGAGCGCATCACTGCTGTATGCCACCGCTCCGCCACCTATCCGATATGGTTTATCGGTAGCCACATGGATCACCCTCGGATGTAGAGTGTACCCTTCTGCGAGCTGCTCGGCGATCATTTTATTGACCTCCCAAAGACGCCACCTGACGCAGCCGTTTCATGGTCGATCTAATTTTTGAATGGGGCTTTAATGCCTCCCATATCCCCAGGAAAAACTCATTATCATATGCAGCTTGCGGATACATGCAGGCGTATGCCGCCTCATATTTATCGTCTTCACAAGCCGCGAATAGGTCAACGATTGAATTGGCTATTCTACGTGCCGAGTCCTGGTCTTCCTGCGTCAACGCTTCTAGCGCCCCATCGTTCGGGGTATGTGACGTTTTTTTAGGTGTAACATCTTTTGCAAACTCGATCCCCTGGTCCCCGTCCGTGTTGAGATAATGCACTGCAGAATCTAGCCTATCACGGCGCGGCCAGTATTTCGACGCCTGTTTTACGACTGTTTTTTTGATCATCTCTTCCGGATCACTAGCCCAAGGACACGCGGTTTTCTTTGAGACATACGCTTTCCACGCCTCCGACCTGTCACGAATGTCATAAATTTGCGCAATCGGCATTGAGTTTGTGAGGTAGTCATTCTCATCTGTTTTGACTACCACGTAACACCCGACGACCTCGCCGCGATCAGTAGCAAACGGATTGAATTTATGCAGCGGGGCTTTATCTATGCCCTGCAACTCAAATGTGTCATTGGCCCGAACAATTACCGCCTGACCCCATTTTATAGCTCCGGTTTGCTGTGCAATGTGCATGAGTCCCATGTACGAAATATCCAAGCAAATCTTCCCTTTCCTTGGTACAAGATAAGCGAGTTTCGACGCCGGGTTAAGCGAAATGCCTATTGCCGCCACATTATTCACGGCTGCAATTAGCGACGATTTATTACTCAACGCCATTCCTGTCAGGTAGTCACTGCCGCTCAAAATCTGCATAGCGAATTGAGCTTCACGGTCAAACTCTATCCCGCCTACTGCCACCGTTTCAAACTGTTTCCGCTGGCTTTCTACCAGCGTGATCAATTCTTTGCTCATTTCCCCTCCTGTGATTTAACTTTTGCCCATCTTATTTTCTGCCCTTCACTGTGCGCCGCAATCTCTCTAATAAATGAATACCTTTTCCCATTTCTGCATAGATAGATTTTATCTCTACCATTGGAGTCTATGGAGTCGTTCGTTAATCCACCGGCCTCTAACCCAATAAAAATACCTATCACCTTTTCCTCGCCAGAGTCCCAAAACTCCGCACTATCTCCATATCTCATTTCTTCACCTCTTCCGGGCGCCTCATATCCTCAATCAGCCCGAGACTGCCTTTTGCACATCCCAGACTAACCTGCATCTCAGTCACTTGCTGCTTGGCCTCGATCACCAAAAACCTGTGAGCATCCTCCCAGCTATCATGCCATGTTGACCACACAGAGGCTTTGCTTTGTTTTTGTGTGTTACCAAAGACATCCCGGAAAAAAACATACTTTTCAGTTTCACTCACAATTTCTCTCGCCGAGATTTCCCCAAACCGAGTTCTGTATTTAATCATTTCTTCACCTTTTTTGGAAAAGGAAATCCATTGTCATAACATGATTCGGTGATGCGCCGGTCGGTTTCAGCCTCTATCCAGTCTTCGAGAGCATCGTAAAATCCGACACCGCTCAAGACGCTATCAAAATGTCTCCTCATCTCAGCTATCTCGCTGGCGGACGGCCTGAACCTCTCCCTCCGCTCCATCTCTTTTGCGCTAGGGTCGCTCATGGTTTTTCCTTTTTGTGTGATGCGGCGATGCGTCGGTCGATCTCGGATTCGATCCAATCGTTAAGAGCGGACTCGATGTCGCTGTCGTCAGTAGACCCCCAATCCCAACACTCCTCCATATCATATTTTTCGTCGGCAATTTCTCTGGCGGACGGCCTGAACCTCTCCCTCCGCTCCATCTCTTTTGCGCTAGGGTCGCTCACGATTTAAAATCCTCCCAAAATTCAACCGTATATCCTAGATGTACCAAACTCGCTTTAGTGCCGGGATATTCTTTCGTCAATCTGTCCCATGCAGCATCTTCTGCGCCGGATGCCAACCATAGACACGCTGAGCCGCCGGGAGTAATCGGCACGTAAATCCCACTTTTCATCCCTCCACCTCGTGATCTTTTGGTTGGACTGGCAGTTGATGCTTGCTAATAACCGATCTGTAATGCGCTTCAAGCTCATCTTTTTTGTACGCCAAAATATACTCAGTAACTGCCAGCGCACGGACCAATTCCTGAGCGTCAATCGCTGCCTGTATTTGCTTTTTTAGTTGCGCGTCATTAATATTCATCATGCCCCCCAAATCAAAAAAGAAATTATTGCGACAATAAAAACGCAGAAAATCTTGATGCAAAATACGGCGTCGCGATCATCCTGCATCCACGTGCCCGAGTGTGGATGCCGCTTGCACAATGACTGGCGCGAATACGGATGACTGAACTTCTCCAACTCGTTTCGAGTCGCGGACTCTTTTGTGGTGCGTGGTGCCATCATCTCAATACTCCGTCGATGCCGCGACCATTGCATCCCATACCCACCTTGGACTCGGTGGCGATCCGCCGATGCCTGTTCCAACAGCAATCCCGGCGTCAAACATTTTGTCGGTTGCCGCTATTGGTACAATTTTATACCCCTCCGGAATTTCATAGCGCGGCATTTTGGAACGCTCGGCTATCATAGTATCTGCCCATATCCTACGGGCGCGAGATAATGCCAAGACATAGTGTATGCGCCCGTCATAGCTAGATTTTTCCATGCCGAGGAATGCGGCGCAGGCTTCCACGTTGTCGCCACAAATCCCATCTATCTCGCTCGCCGGAGCGTGAGCCATAAAATAATCCAGCAAAGTCATGCCTCCGTTATCCGCGCTCATCCCTGCACCATCTGGATGAGCGCGGAAAATAGGCCGATGCACAGTCCTGCCAGGTAGATCGATGCAACAATTTCTTTATTCATTTCGCATTCTCCTTTGATTATCAATCAGCATTATTCTGGTGGCTGGGCGTTACTCCAGCTCCTGGTTGCTACCGTGGTTTCCGGGATCTCCAGACCTCATAGGGGTTCTCCGCTACATAATAAAATTATGCTTTCACCGCCGCACCAGACCAATGCCGACTGCTTTACTCCCTTACTCACCCTGCGGACTGTCGCGCTGTCTACCCGTGAGCCGTGCCGTGATGCTGGTCAATGCTGGTAGAGGTGTTGTTGCGTATCCGATAAATCGGCATGACTGAACTCTATCAAATCTAAACCGCAATGTCAACACATTTGTTGCAAGCTCATGGAAGCGGTTGCAATGTTGTTATGGATATGTTATAAAGATGGTTAACCGGAGGTATAAATGGAAACGCAACAGGAATATGTAATACGCAAGCTAGGCTCGCCGGAATTTAATATAGCAGAGGTGGCGCGCCAGATTGGGATTGATCGGGTTACCTTAATAAGAATCCGGGATGGCGATACTAAAAATCCGGGTGCACGAACAATCCAGCCGCTTTATGATTATTTTAAGGCGTTGAGCGAGTAATAAATAGGGTATCCCATGACCAGAGAACAATTCGCCGCATTTGCCAAATGGGCAAAGACCTGTGATGGCGCAGCCAGTCCTTTAGATACTTGGGACGCCGCCATCATCGATAGCCAGCGGGCTGAGATTGCCAGACTTAGAAATTGGATTACAAATGAGGCATTACGGAATAATACCTGCACCTATCGAATATTGGGCGATAGGTGCGCAGGCTGCAATTGCGCCAAGGTTACATCTGATTAACCGGGAGATAATATCATGATCGATAAATTTTGCCAGGTATGGGACGCCGCTATTGCTAGCGCACAGTCGCGGGAAGATGCGCTGCAGGCTAAAATTGATGCGCTGACGCTAGAAGATGATATGACGCCGGAGCAATTCGATAATTGGGCCGCTCACCAGATAGCGAGGGTAGAAAATGAATGATCCAAGATGTGGCCACGGGGAAGCATTACTACACATTGCAGATCAAAATAGACTGATTGCGGAACTTCGGGAGGCGTTACGTTTGTGTATCATACAACTCGAAATTGTATTGCCGGAATCGGGCCGGGGGAATGATGAAATACATGCCCTAAGAGCGGCGTATTCTGCAATCAAAAAAACCAATATGGGAATTAAATGAAAACCACACAGAAACTCCGTATTTTAAAATGGTTCAGAACTCACAAATATCTAACTCGCCTGCAGGCGTTCGACAAATTGGGTATATTTGAGCTTTCAGGCAGGCTGAATGATCTAAAGCGAGATGGCTATATTTTCGACAAATCGAAACGCATAAAAGTGACGAATAGATTTGGCGAGGAAATGTCGGTCGTGCAATATAGGTTGGACGGTCATTCCGGACTTATTTGTAGCTGAAAAAATAACGTTGCGCTACACGTAAATCTATAGTAGAGTTACATTTCTGGCTTGGTGGCCGCAAACTGGTAAGGCTTCACATGCGAATCTGGCGGGTATCAGACCCCGTTCCACCAACACCCAAAAGGTGAGGTTCGCAGGTGAAGCCTTTTTTATTGGATTTTTTATGAGATTCTTATGCGTAATGAATGGATGGAGGGATTGCCCACATTGCTGGAAGCATTATATATTCAGGCCGATTCGGATTGATAGAACTCCGGTCTGGATGTCAGTAAGCATTTTTGGTTTTACTTTTTTCTTCTGCGATTGACATGAAAACCAATCTCGAGAAGCCGCTTAAAGCCGCCGCAGCAATCGGGCAAGCCAAGACCAAAGAAGGTAAGCGCAAGGCCATTTTGAACTGGTGCAGGGTTATGAAAGAGGCTTTGCGTGGCTAATCCTTGGTTTAGATTATATTCTGAATTCGCACACGATCCCAAGGTACAGGTACTTACGGAAACGTTACAGAGACGTTACGTTATGGTGTTATGCCTACAATGTTCTGGTCAATACGAAAATAGACCAGAGGATGAAATAGCTCTGGCGTTACGCGTAACGCGTGACGAATGGATAGAGTCACGTAACGAGTTAGTTTTAAGATCGTTACTGGATGAAAAAACATTAAAAATAAAAGCATGGGATAAACGTCAATATATCAGTGACATAAAAGACCCAACAGCAGCAGAAAGACAGAAACGTTACAGGGATAACAAGCGTAACGCACGTAACGATACCGTAACGTTACGCCCACCAGAACAGAACAGAACAGAACAGATACAGAATAAAGATACCGTTTCCCAAAAGTCTATAAAGAAAAAAGAAACATCAACACCAGAGAAATTTGAAGTTACTCCAGAAATGTTTGCTTGGGCTGTAGAACAAGGTTTATCTGAAATAAGAATTAAGCCTGAGACAGAAAATTTCCTAGACAGGAATCGGTCTAAAGACACGAAGTATACTGACTGGATAGCCGCATGGCGGACATGGATGCGTAACGCGGTGAAATTTACGAGGACTGCATGAGCATCGAATCAGAGCAAAGCATTATCGGCGCACTGCTACATGAAAATGGATCATTTGACCGTATCAGCGACCTGCCAGTCAATGCATTTATCCGAGAGGATCATCGCATAATTTTCAGCGGGATAAAGCGGATTCTGGAAGACGGAAAGCCGGTTGACGTGATCCTGCTGGCAGATGCCTTGGATGTGCGTGGCGAGTTGGAGCGCATCGGCGGTCTGGCGTATCTCGGTTCGCTCACGGTCAACACGGCGAAGAACATCACGCATCACGCTAAGCTGGTTTTTAATGATTCGATTCTGCGCAACCTAAAAGCCAGTGCTGAGGAAATCTCTGCCGCTTGCGATACCAGGCAAGACCCGCGAGAGATTGCGGAGGCCGCTGAACGCAAGATTCTGTCGGTACTCGATACCAGCAACACAGACCGCGATTCAGTTAATATTGGGCAGGCCGTAGCCGAGGCAGTGGATTGGGAAGATGATGATCATACCGGGCTACAAACCGGTCTACGTGACATTGATCGGCTCACTGGTGGACTTGGCAAGAGTAATCTAATCATCTTGGCCGGACGACCTAGTATGGGGAAAACAAGTCTTGCTATGCAAGCCGCCGAACACATCTCAAAGAACCATCCTGCCGCAGTATTTTCGCTGGAAATGTCTCGCCGTGAAGTGGCTGGGAGAATGCTCAAATATCACACAAACAGGTATGATCGTTCGTCTGCTGTAGCCCACCTGCACGGGCTAAACATGCAGATAGATGATACGCCAGCAGTAAGCGTTCATCATATACGATCTCGCTGTCGCAGAATTAAGCGCTTGCATGGTCTATCATTAATAGTAGTCGATTATTTGCAGCTGATGCGTGGCGACGGTGACAACAGAACCCAAGAGATTGGCTCAATCAGCAGGGGGCTAAAATCAATTGCCAAAGAATTTGATGTACCAGTTATCGCTTTGTCACAACTGAGCCGAAAAGTAGAAGATCGATCAGATAAAAGACCGATACTGTCAGACCTCCGGGAGTCTGGAGAGATTGAGCAGGATGCGGATTTAGTGCTATTCGTATACCGTGATGAGGTTTACCACGATGACAGCGAGGCCAAGGGAACAGCAGAGATTATTTGCCGCAAGAATCGGCATGGCGCGATTGGGGATTGCCGTACCACTTTCGACGGAAACTTTACGAGATTTGGTGACTACTCTGGGCCGAGGATCGAAAGGTCGGTAGCAAAAGTAAATCGTGGGTTTACAGTATAAAATGATAGGGTTACTGGCCGATACCATGAATTTTAAACACGGGAGCAATTATGCTGGACTGGAAAAATATTAACGACTCAGCCCCGCTTTGTTATGGTGATGCCGCACATGCTTGCATCACCGGACCAATCCCAAAGCTCGAAACCCCCAGCCTACACGCGCTATTTGGGCGAAGAAATGATGGGGCATAACGCCTGAATTTTTGGGCTGCCGAAGGCGGTCCCGCGATGCAGGGCGCGGCACTGCACTGCATCTTGCGCATGGAGCTAAATATGGCACGAACGCTGGAAATGTTTGATAAACCGCGAAAGAAGCGCGAATGGTTGATGCACGTTGTTGACTGCGCGAACGGAAATTGCGGAGAGCTTGAGGACGGCGAGCAGGTGGTGGCAATGGTGTGCGCCAGGTGCGGGCACGAGTCAGGATGGATTTCACTGCCAAGTATGACTGCGGCAAAGAGAGGGCTTCCATGCCAGGAGTGCAATAAGGTGCCCAACGTATGAGTTCACCGGCTGGCCGCTTTTGGCGAAGCTCCCCTGGAATGATGGGTTGGGCCGCGACCCCAGACTTTTGAGAGAGGAATGGAAATGTACATTTTGCCGCAACCGCATAAGTGCCCGAAATGTGGCCACGAATGTCAATTCAGCCCACACGAAGGACACGGAGCGCCAGTGTTTAACTCCGGGCCGGTGTGCCCAAAATGCTGGGGAGAGTTTGTGCTATCCGTAGCGCCGATCATGGATTGCGTAACGCTCTCACGGAATAAGGACGAGACGCCCAACGTAATATATACGACAAAATGACTAAACAATATTTCATCCTGCCGATAGGCCGTCAGTCCGCGCTGGATGCGGTCAGGAACGCGCCAGACGGCATGAGCGTGACGATTGCAGAGGTGCAGCGAGGACGTGGAAGCGCGGCGGTATTTCAAAAAGTGGGCTACGGGAGGGGTTGAGAATGTTTATCCATGAAAAAATAATGCTTAACGCAATTGATTTGTTGGACGAGTACCACCTTGAAAATGTAGATTTGATCGGAGAGTTATGCCACGCCGGGTTTGTTCTGGCGGCATTTAATGATGACGGCTTGCGGAAACTGAGAGATGAGCTGAGAATTAGGGCAGAAAATGAAAAAGCGCAGCAAGCCTGAAACATTCTCGATGCGCGTGATTCGCGGTGGCTTCGCTCCGGCAGACGCTTACACGGCCTCGCGATTGCGCGAGAGAGGTTATCACATTGATGATATAGTTGGATGTACGTTCAGAAAATTAAACTCACCAGCGTTTAACAGGCTGGTACATCGGATCGGGCAGCTATGCGTGGCGAATATCGATGAGTTCCACGGCATGGAGGCTCACGCAGTGCTGAAGCGGTTGCAGTGGGAAGGGAATATCTGGTGTGATGAAATGGCGGTCATGATTTCTGGGGCAGGAATGGCGATAGTCAGAACCCCGAGGTCATTGGATTTCGACACTGCCGATGATGGAGAGCGACACGTTATAGGTCGGGCATTCTGTCGCTGGATAGCTGAAAAGTATTGGAAAACCTTAACCCCAGAACAAATCAATGAAATGGCGGAGAGCTTTATCGATGAGGTATGATTTGATTTTTAGGCACGGATGAAGCAAAAAAAGTGTAAGGCGTGCAAGGAGCTTTTTACTCCCAGCAGGCCACTGCAATCTTTTTGTGATTTTGATTGCGCTCTTCTGGTGGCGAAATCATTGAGACAAAAGGGTGAGCGAAAAGAATTGAGGGCGGCGCGCGTTAAGGCCAAGACGCGCCGGGACTGGATAGCAGATACTCAGGCAGCAGTTAATCGATACATTCGCGCCAGGGACGTTAAGGCAGGGCTACCATGCATATCATGCGGCAGATTTCACCAAGGGCAAAACCATGCTGGGCATTACCGCGCTACCAGCATAGCTCCCGCGATTCGATTCCATCCTGAAAATATTTGGCTTCAGTGCCAGCCATGCAACGTACATAAGCACGGCAATTTGCTGGAATACAGGATTGAGCTGATAAAACGGATCGGCGTAGAGCGAGTAGAATGGCTGGAATCTGATCACGAGCCAGTGAAGTATACAATTTTGCAGCTAATTGAAATAAAAAAAGAATATGCAGCACTGCTGAAGGGATTAAAATAAATACACAAATATGTTGCATTACTCAAATAATTGTAGTAATATGATTTCACGGTTCAGGAAAAGCCGGATAATTTAGGAGTAGCGAACATGGACACAGCATCAGAAACCGTATTAGGCATTATGCTTTGGTGGGTAGCTGGGATGATCATTACCTTTGCTATCGGCAAATACTTGGCAGGTGTTGTCGAGTTCAAGGATTGGAAATGGCCTTGGAGATAGACACCCCCAACGTATGAATTCAGCGGCTCGCGCTTCTGCGAGTCCGCTGGAATGATGGGTTGTGCGTCAATACTACGGAGTGAGGAATGAATGAGTTGGCACTTTTTGCAGGGGCAGGAGGAGGTATCTTGGGAGGGAAGCTGCTTGGATGGCGCACCGTCTGCGCTGTTGAGTTTGCTGCCTACCCTCGGCGCGTCTTGCTTGCCAGACAGCGCGACGGAATGCTTGAGCCTTTCCCAATCTGGGACGATGTGCGAACCTTTGACGGAAAGCCGTGGCGCGGGAGAGTTGATGTCGTCAGCGGTGGATTCCCTTGCCAAGACATTAGCAGCGCCGGGAAGGGGGCTGGAATCAGCGGGGAACGTAGCGGATTATGGGGAGAGATGGCACGCATTATTAGCGAAGTACGACCCCGCTTTGTGTTTGTGGAAAACTCGCCAATGCTCACTATTCGAGGACTTGGAACAGTCCTTGGAGATTTGGCCTCGATGGGGTTTGATGCAAAATGGGGAGTGCTGGGAGCAGGACATTTGGGAGCGCCCCACCTTAGAGAGAGATGCTGGGTTGTGGGATACCCCATGCAAAGGGGATGCTCACCCAAGGGCATACAACCGGAACAAGATTTACAGCGGGGCAGGGCAGAAACATTTGCAGGCTCAGGCTTACGAAAAATTAACCCCTCATTGCGTGATGGGTGGAAAGCTGAACCCGCAATGGGTCGAGTGGTTGATGGGATGGCCGATGGGATGGACAGAATTGCCGCGCTTGGCAATGGACAGGTTCCAATCGTGGCGGCTACAGCATGGCGGATTTTGACGCACAACGTAAAATAGCCCCCAATAAATAACCTAAAATTTTATCAGGACAAATATATTAGGTGTGATAATGGCTGATGAGGCAGATAGAGGCAATGATCGAGCGCAGGAGTGGCTGGATGATCAGATTGCTGCATCACGCAGGACGCTTGATCCGGGCAATCCTGGCGACTGCGATAAATGTGGGGAGCATTCAGGTAGGTTGATATTCGGGAATTGTGCTAGATGCCGTGACCGATACAGGCTACCATAGCAGCGATTCAATATTTTCATGGAAACGCTACAATCTGGCCTGGGAAGGGCGTGCGGGGTCAGAAACGTAGCAGGCTCGTAGCCTGCACTCCAAAATATACGGTATCGGTACGATAAAATCGTGCCTTTGGGGCCGGACAACGCTAAAACCCAATTTACATAAAAACCAAGGGGTCGCGCGCTTTTGCGCAAAGCATCCTGTAGATTTTATGCAATCTAATGCAGGGGTTTTTAGTGTGGCGGTGGCCGAATTGGTAGAGGCGCTACCTTAGATGCCGAAAGCGGAAACGCCAAGGTAATAGCGGGACGCTCTAGAGCGTGTTGCCGGTGCGGTTGCCTCATGAGTGAGAAGGGCAATCGATCCGGGAGGGCACTCAGAATCCAGGTTCGAATCCTGGCCGCCACACCAAAGGCCCCTAACGAAAAGTTAACTGGCGCAGCGCCGGGTTGTGCGTCAACTTTTAAGGAGTAAACGATGTTACGAAAAACAGATAAATTTTTAAAACGCCACGCAAAAGTTTGGGAGCGTGGGCCTCGCAAAGATGAAATTGTAACTGAAATTGTTAGGCGTGAAACTTGGTGGATATTATTCATAATTCCAGTTTTAAGCATAGATACAATTGTAGATAAACCGCGATGACGCACAACGTTCAAATTGAGGGGCTGCGCGCTTTTGCGCAGTCCCGCTTGAGCGTAGGGTTGGGTTGTTTTGCGTATTACAAATATCGCTTGACAAGGCTTGATATAAGTAATACATTAACAACATGCAAGGCGCGGTGCCGAGCAGATAACCAAGGAGATCGAAATGAGCAAAGAATATACAATCGTGGCGGAATTAGTGGCGGCAGAAGCCGGAAGCAAAGGGCATGTGCTGCGGTCAGGCGGGTACGAGATTGGCGGTCAAGATGTGCCGATCAGTTACAGGCTTGAGGATGTCAGCTCGCCAACAGGCGGGGTAAGAAAAGATGTTGTTGGATGGTTTGACGGGAAAAATGTAAGCCCCATCAACAATGCCTAAAACAACGCACGGCGGCCCCGTAAGGGGTCAAGGGCGCAAGCCACTGCCCGATGATGAGCGCACCGTAGTAGCAACGGTGCGCCTCACCCCGGCGCGGCGCGACAAGCTGCGCAGGTTGGGCGCGCAATGGCTTGCAAAAATGCTTGATCGGGCGAAAGAGCCTGATGCAACCTAACGCAAAATTAACTATACGGCACTTTGGGGCCGGACAACGCTAAAACCCAATTCACATACAGGAGGTTTTATGCAATTTAAAATTGGCGACAGGGTAGAAACGGATTTCAATGAGGATGGAGTATTCACTTCGCATATTATCACTCAAGTGCATGAAATAAAGACTTCGTGCATCAAATATAATAAAGATGGCGAGCCTCAAGAATATCATATGGAGGACTATCCATTGCATCCACCGAAGCGCAGAGTCCAATACAGGGTAGACCCGCCCGTAGAATCATTTAATGATAACCCGTTGATTGATTCCGGGTGGTTTACACTTGATATTTACTAAATTCTGTGGCAGTATCAAAGACTTAAAATAAGATAGTAGATCATAAATGGCACTCACACCCAAACAGGAAGCGTTTGCTCAGGCATACCAAGGCAGCAAGAGTTTTTCTCAGGCGGTTGCCGAAACTGGCGCAATCCACTCAACAGGATGTGGGTATTACGTTTATTTCCTGATAGACCCGACAAATCAAGAAATATTTTATGTTGGCAAGGGGAAGGGTAATCGTGTTGCCAGCCATGTGAAGCAGGCAATCAATGGAAATATTGCCAATGCGGAAAAGCACAAAAGAATCACAAATGTCATTTCGGCAGGGGAAAGGGTACAGGAGTTCATTTTTGAGCATTACGATGTAGAGCGAGACGCCTTTGCTTGTGAAAAGTTTTTCATTGAAGCAATCCGTTATCTTGGGATCACGAATATCGCTAATGGTGTGATGACCAATGATGAGAAGGTAAGCGAGGAGGCTAAATTCCTACTTACCCAACTTGCTCCAGTTAGCTGGCTTAATTCCCACGGAAAACCCGAAATGCGGGAGGTTATTGAGGCAAGGTTCGGGAGCTTTGAGGCTTACGGCGACTTTTTGAGGGTAGCTCTGAATAAGTTGATTATTCCGTCTAAAGTAGACGAAAGTAGAGATGCCGTGTATGGCCAATAAAGTAAAGACCGGAGGACGGAAGGCCGGAACGCCAAACAAAGTTACCGCAGAGCTAAAGGATATGATTCTCACCGCTTTGGATGATGCTGGCGGCGTTAAGTATCTGGAAGCAGTTGCAACCAGTCACCCCGCCGCATTCCTTTCACTTGTCGGGAAAGTATTGCCAATGCAAGTGAGTGGCGATCCAGACAACCCACTGTTCCCCAAAATAATAAATGTCATCGCCGGACGCGCTTAACGTAGAGTTTCCGCCAAAGCTGGCTGCTGTGCTATTCACGCCCAGCCGGTACAAATTCATCCGGGGTGGACGCGGATCGTCAAAAAGTTGGTCAGTAGCACGGGCTTTAATCGTTAAAGCCTTTTCCAAACCTGAGCGCATTCTTTGCACTCGCGAGATTCAGAAATCAATCAAGCAATCTGTGCACCAGCTCCTTAAGGATCAGATCGGCGCCCTTAGTTTAACTGGATTCTTCCAGGTTCTTGAGGATGAAATACGTGGGCTTAACGGGTCGGCATTTTACTTTTCGGGCTTGTCGGATCAAACAGTCGAATCAATCAAGAGCTTCGAGGGCTGCACATTGGTATGGTGCGAAGAGGCTCACACAATCACGCAGCGCTCATGGCGCATCCTCACGCCTACAATCCGAGCAGATAATTCCGAGATATGGGCAACCTATAACCCTGAGCTGGACACCGATGAAACGCATCGAATGGCGGTAACCGATCCGCAGCCGGACACGATCAGTGTAGAGATTAACTACGCAGATAACCCTTGGTTCCCGGCTGTTCTGGAAAAAGAACGGATTCACGCCCAGGCCACGATGAAGCAAGAGGACTACGCTCACATCTGGGAAGGGCAGTGTAAACCGGCTGTCGAGGGCGCCATTTACTTCGATGCAATGAGCGCAACGATTAAAGCAGGACGGATTCGAGAAGTGCCGCACGATGGTGCGCTCAAGACGCATGTTGTGTTCGACTTGGGTATGGCCGACAGCATGACGCTGATACTGGTTCAGCGCGTGGCCAGTGAAATCAGGGTGATCCATTATATCGAAGGCAGTCAGCGCATCCTGGCGGACTACTCGCAAGAGTTGAGAGGATTGCACCTAGACGACCAGCCCATGAATTGGGGGTCAGTGTGGCTACCGCACGATGGCTTTCACAAGCGGCACCAGACGGGCAAGGATGATCGGCAAGTAATGGAGGGGCTAGGCTGGGCTGTCGAACGTGTTCCGAGTGTTGATGTAAATGAAGGGGTTGATCGACTGCGAGAGATATTCCCGCGAATCTACTTTAACAAGGCCAGGACAGAACGGCTTGTGGAGTGTTTGAAACGCTACCGCTGGAACATTAACAACAAGACGGGGCAAGCGACACAGCCATTGCACGACGAATTCAGCCATGGTGCTGACGCTGCCAGATATTTGGCATTAGTTGCAGACTCCATCACAAATGATGGTAACATAGCGAAACCCATAAAGTATAAGCAAGGGAGATACATCGCGTGAAAATGGACGATACGGAATTGCTGGAGCTTCTGCGTAGCAAAGAGCAATCGGCTTCTCACTACATCCACGGCCAACTAGGCTGGGAGCGCGAACAGGCGATGCGTGAGTATTACCGCCTGCCTTATGGCAACGAAGAGGATGGCTGGTCGCAGATCGTCGCCTCTGACGTGTCCGACTCGGTAGAGTGGATACTTCCGGCATTGCTTAAAACCTTCACGGCCACCGATAAAGCAGTGTCTTTCGAGCCGAACACTGAGAAGGACGTGGCAGGGGCCGAC